GAATCGGGTCCTGATGTAGCAAATGGTAATGCTGATATTGCGTCAAATCCTAAACTCATAAATAATCCTTAAAAGGAGACAGGGGGTATGTGGTGGTGCCCTGCCTCCATCTAAAGATTATATACTATATTTCTATAGTATCAACTCCGTTAATTGAGTATTTGATCCTACAGAACCTTTATAGAAAGTATTAAAAGCTAGACTTATTCTGGTATTAGTTCCTTTTTTAGTTTCTACTTGATGAGTAGTTGATGATGGAAACATAAATAAATTACCTGTTTCAACAGGAAAAAACCAAGTGCTAGAGTTCCATAAGTTAAATTTTTCTTTATCAGTTTCTGGAGATATTTGTTGGTAACCTTTACTATGACTAAAAATTATTTTATCATTTTTTATATCTGAATCAAAATAAAGTACGCCAGATACCACTGAATTAGGATGTTCGTGTCGGTGATGATATTGATTTGCTTCTGTATAATTTAACCACGATTGAGTTATGTAAATTTCTATATTATTTTTAGGACAGATAATCGTATCTAAATAATTTTTACAATGTTTATCTAAAAACTTTTTTATGTTTTTAAATTCTTTTCTATTCAATATATAATTATCTTTGGTATTAATATTGCCTTCATTATTTGAGCAATGTTTTTTTTGTTGTTCTACAAAATTTAATTCTTGTTTTGTAAATCTTCTATCTATTTTTGTAGTATAAATAGGTGTTGGAAAAATAGAATGTATTATAGGTTCTTTCATTACCACGCCCAAGATACAAAAGAATATCTTATTCCTTTTTTGACTGGTTTAACTAAATGTGGATATAAAAATACTGATGGAAATATTATTAAATCTCCAGCTTTAAATTTAATTTCATAATCATCAAACATTATAAATTCTCCACCTTTATAATTATCATTTAAAACTGCAACAATACTTAAAATAGGAATACCTCTGTTTTTTCCTTCAAATAAACTTACAATATGATCGCAATGTTTAGACATAATTTGATCTTTATTATATCTATTAAATCTTATTGGACTAAAACCTGACCAACCAATAAAACTTTTTCCACCAATCTTGTCAATAACAATATATTTTTCTAACGCTTTCCAAGTTAATTGATGAAGTTCCTTTATATAGGTAAGTTTATTTCCATAACATATATCAAGTTCTTTATCTCCATTTTTTGGTTTTGATTTAAATGTTCTTGGATTAGTAAAAGTGTGTCTTTGCCAAGTTTTATCATTAGATAATTCTTTTAGAGAAGTATCTATAATATTTTTAGGAATCCAATTATCTAAATGAAGTATATAGTCTTTTAAATTTTTCATTCTTTAAACTCGTACCAACCAGTTATAATATATTTATCTTCATCTATAGTAGTATGTCCTTTGTGAGTAAATGTCCATTCACTAGGCCAAATAACAGTTAATCCTTTTTTTGGTTTTACTTTTAATTTTTGATAATACCATTCTGTTTCTCCACCTTTTTTAATATCATTTAAATATGTCATCCAAACCAAATGTCTTATAGCTGTGGTTCGATCTGCTTTTTCACAATGCCAGCCGTGGTATGCTTGCGATGGTTTATATTTTTGAATTCTAAAAGCAGGTTCTAAACCCCAAACTGAAACTTGAGTATTACAAGACACATATTTTTTTTTATATAAATTTAAACATTTAGTTAATTGTTTAAAATAATTAATTAATATTTTAGATTGAGGAATATCTCCGTCCCATAATAATAAATCAGTGCTATCCTTAATTTTTTTATCAATACCTTTTCCTATTTGACCTTTAGATTTATTTTTAGAATTTTTAAATAAAGTAATTAAATCCTCACAAACAGATAAATCTGATAAATAATATTGATTTATAAAATTATTGCTTTCTTCCGACATACCACAAATTAAACTATATTAATTTTTATGACTTGTCAATAAGATCCCATTGTTGGGTTTGATCATTCCAATCGTAGTTTTGTCCATCATTAGGATAAGCAATTGGTGCTTTCCATAGACAAGTTGTTTCATCTAAAAACCAACTTTCAAAAGGTCTAGGTGGAATAAATGCATCTATAGTTTGATCGTATGTATAATTAATACTTGCAAAGTTTTTTCTTAAACTTTTATCTACATATGTTTGTTTCCAAACATCATTTGTTTTATATAAATTATTTAAAAAATTTACGCCTGCTTGTTCTGTTGTTGCAATACTATCGTGCACAACTTCAACCGATAAAACTTTATTTCCAATTCCTAGTTTTGCAAAATGTGCCATAATATTTTATACCGTATAAGTTCCATTTCCTGTAAATTTAACAGTTGTTTTTCCTGTACCACCTACATTAGTAGCTACTGTAGGACTACCTGTTGATACTGATGAATAATCTGCGTCAGGCATAGTTAAAATAACAACTCCATCTCCACCTTTACCTGAATCACTAGTTGTGTGGGTTGCACCTCCACCTCCACCTAGTCCATCAGTTCCAGGGCCTTGAACATTATAACTACCAGCTCCACCACCACCAGAACCACCAGAACCGCCCGATCCAGGAGTGTCTACTGATCCACCTCCTCCTCCAGCATATGTTACTGAAGAACCAGTTATTGAATTTGCTGAACCATTACCACCATTACCACCGGCATTATTTGAACCACTTCCTCCAACAGCGCCAGCTCCACCACCACCACATCCACCATATTTTGGACCAGCTGTTGCTGGATTATTAGTACCTCCATTATTACCTTGAGGTGATGTTCCAGCACCACCATTACCTCCATATCCAGCTCCACCACCAGAACCACCGGCTCCACCTGGTGTTCCAGAGGAGAATGCATTACCTCTACCACCTGCTCCACCACCGATAGCGGTTATTGTTGAAACTCCTGGCCCTGATATAGTGCTATTTACTCCTTGATTTCCTGCTCCAGATGAACCAGATATTGCTGCTCCACCTGCTCCTACTGTTACAGTAAGAACTGTGCTAGTATTTATAGTAAGGGCTGTTCCACCAAAATTAGTTAATAAACCACCAGCTCCACCAGCTCCAGAGTTACCTCGACCGCCGCTTCCTCCACCGGCTACAGCTAAATATTCAATATTAACTTGTTGTGGTGTTTCCAAAGCAACTGCGCCGTCATTTATTGGTATCCATCCTTGTGTAGAACCAGAGTAAACAATATGAACTGTTTCACCTGCTGTATCATAAACAGGAACAGGAGTTGTGCTTCCTTGATATTTTGAACCATTTAAAGTTAAGGTTACTGCATTAGTTACCCACGTTCTTAAAAAATCAGAAAAAATTAATTGATCACCCACAGAAGGAGAACTAGGTAATGTTAAATTACAGGCGTTAGATGTTGTATTTATCCATATCCCTTGATTAGCAGATGCTGTGTGTGTAGAACCTGTTACAACAGTTGATTGCCAATCAATAGCAGCAAAACCTGTCGCTGTTCCATTGTTAGCTAATGTTGCACCAGAAGGAATTGATATTGTATCACCAGAAGCTCCGATAGTAATAGTATTAGCATTTTCGTTGATAATATTATTACCGTCTGTATCTTGAACTGTATTTACTTTTATAATACTACTCATTTAAATCCCATTGTTTTGTTGTTTCATTCCAATTATAACTATTTTCTGTGTCAGGTAAAGCAACTGGTGCTTCCCATTGACAAGTTGTTTCATTTAATATCCAACTATTAAAAGGTTTTGGAGCTATAAATGCGTCTTTAGTTTGATCGTATGTAAATCCTTTAACAGCAAAGTTTTTTCTAAAAGGTGTTCCACCTAATAAATGTTCTCCCCCTATAGTATTATAAGAAGTTTGTTTAAAAATATCTCTTGTTTTATATAAATTTTGTAAAAATTCTATTCCTGCTTGTTCAGATGTTGCAACGTCATTTGAAACAACGTGAACTTTTACAACTACATTACCAACTCCTAATCTTGCAAAATGTGCCATTATCCTGTGTAACTCCCATCTCCGTTAAAAACTAATACTTTATGTGATCCATCAGTTGTAACTGTTGGAGAACCTGTTGTAGTTCCTGAATAATCAGCAGTTGCCATTCTTAAAATTACAACTCCACTACCACCGGCACCACCATTTCTAGAAGGGGAAACTGCACCACCTCCACCTCCACCACCTGTATTTGCTGTACCATTACCACCATTTCCTGTAGGGTTTGTAGCATTTCCACCGCCACCATCACCTCCAGGTGTATTAGTTGCTGGATAATCACAACCTGCTCCACC